AATCACGGCATCGGGATTCTTTGCTGATGAAGAACTCGGACCAAACCAGTACGAAACGCCTGAAGGCTATCTCGTCTGCGAGTCGGTGCCGATCGCGCGCACCGGGACACAGGAATACGCTGACATCGAATTGCCCGAGCTTGAGGCTGGCAAAGATGGCCTGATCATCGTCGAGCGTAATCCTGACGTGGTGTTCGCGCCAGAAACCATCGCCAGCCTGACCGGCAAGTCCGTGACGATTGGGCACCCGAATGAATTCGTCACTCCGGACACATGGTCAATCCTCACCAAGGGCACTCTGCATAACGTGCGCCGAGGCGAAGGTGAGCAGGAAGATCTACTCATCGCAGACCTTTTGATCACTGACCGGTTCGCAATCAACGAAATACGCAATAACGGTCTGCGCGGTATCTCGGTGGGATACGACGCGGACTATCAGCAGATCGCGCCAGGACGGGCGCGGCAGACGACCATCATCGGGAATCATGCGGCACTCGTGCGCAACCCCCGGTGCGGCCCGACATGTTCCGTCCAAGATTCCCGACACCCATCCACAGGAGATCCACAGATGGCCACAAAGCAAGGCGCCGAGTCCCTCAAGGACAAGTTGCGCAAACTCTTCATGACGCGCGATTCGGAAGCCTTTGAAAAGGCGCTGTCTGAGGAAGTAAAGGACGAGGGCGGCATGCAAGGCAGCATGCCCGACATCCACATCCACATGCCCGGCGGTGAGAAAGTCGGCACAGACCCTGGCACCACGGCTGACAACGAAGACCCGGCCGCATCTGCCGACGATCCGATGGCCAAGTGCATGGCGGCAATTCAGGAGGTGGCCACCGCTGTCGCGGCAATTGGAGAGCGCGTTGCCAAACTGGAAACTCCTGCGACCGCTGACGCTGATCCGGCCACCGACCCAGCCAGCGATCCGAACGCTGACCCGGCAACGACCGACGAAGACCCGGAAGGCGACGACGTCGACAACCCGAAGAATGGCGTGTCCGCAACGAATGACTCGGCCGATCTCCGCGTCGAGTTCCAGGACGCCAAGTCCCGCGCCGAGATCCTTGCGCCGGGCGTGAAGCTGCCAACATTCGACGCCAAAGCCGAAGCCAAGAAGACGGCCGACTCGCTCTGCGTGCTGCGTCGCCGCGCCCTTCGTGCAGCGCTCACCAACGACAACGCTGACCTCGTGCGCGTCATTACCGGCGATGCAGACGTCTCGAAGATGGACTGCGCCGCCGCGAAAATGGCATTTCACGCCGCATCGGAACTCGTCAAGCGCAAGAACATGAGCGGAGTTCGCAGGACCGCTGACGCGGCAGCAGAAGCCGTTGACATCAACAAGATCCACGCCGAATTCTGGGCGAACCGTAAGTAAGGAGCCGACATGCCCTCGTTGCAAGCTTATCAATTCCGCATGCCGGCTGGTTTCGCTGGCGATCTTCAACGCGCCGAAGTCGCGACGATCGAAACTCAATTGATCGATTCGACGACGCCGCCGACCTCGTTCGGTGTTGCGGTCAAGTATGTATCGGGCAAGGTTCAGCCGATCAACAACTCGGCCGACACCGCTTCGCTCGTGCAGGGTGTAAATCTGCGAGCGTACCCGATTCAGGGTAACGGCACCGATCCGCTCGGCACGTCGACGCCGCCGACGTCCGGCGTGACCGACATCCTCAAGCGTGGCTACGTGATGGTTTCGCTGGGCGGCACGACTGCCGCAGCCAAGGGCGGCACTGTGTACGTGCGCATTGCTGCTGCCGCCGCTGGCAAGCCGCTAGGCGGCTTCGAGGCAGCAGCCGACAGCACGAACACGATTGCGCTACCGTCGAACTGGTACTTCACCGGCCCCGCTGACGCCTACGGCATCACCGAGATCGCCGTCAACATCTGAATCCCGGCGTAACAACGCCCACGGCCCCGCTTCGGCGGGGCTTTTGCTTTTCTGGAGCCTAAATCAATGGACATGTCTGTTCAAAAATTCCTGAAGCGCCGGGAAGTCGCTGAAGCGGCGCGCCGTCTGGTGCGCGCCCACACGACTGACGGCATGATGACGTACGACCAGATGACGATTGACTCGACCGGCGCGTTCCTGATCGGTCAGTTGGAGCGTCTCGATCAAACGCTAAACGAGCCACTCGTCGAATACACGTGGTCGCGGGACATCGACATCCGCACCGACGTTTCGCCGGCTGACGAAATCGCGTCGTTCACCAACTCGGCATTTGCAATGGCCGGCGGCATGACGCCGGGCGGCATCAACTGGATCTCGAACGAAGGCAATGCAATCGCGGGCCCGTCGCTCGACATTGGCAAGACCGCGCAGCCCGTGCGCCTGTGGGGCGCCGAGGTCAAGTACACGGTTCCAGAACTCGTGAAGGCGCAGGCGCTCGGCCAGCCGGTCGACGCGCAGAAGGTCGAGGCGATGAACCTCAAGCGCAACATGGACCTGGATAACCTGGTCTATTTCGGCGACTCGACGATCGGCACGGCCGGCCTCGTCAACGCGAGTTCGGTAATCACGCCGAGCAACGTTGCCAACGGTGCCGCAGGCACGCCGCAGTGGACGACCAAGACCCCGGAAGAGATTCTCAAGGACGTCAACGAATTGCTGACGACGACCTGGGCGAATGCTGGCTGGAAGGTCATGCCGAACCGTCTGCTGCTTCCTCCGGCGCAGTACGGTTACCTTGCGTCGACGATGGTCAACACCGCGGCGAACTATTCGATCCTGACGTACCTGCTCGAAAACAACATCAGCACGAAGTCGGGCACGAAGCTGGAAATTCTGCCGCTGAAGTGGCTCATCGGCGCAGGCGCCGGCGGCACGCCGGGCACGCTCGGCACGGTCGATCGCATGGTCGCGTACAACAAGGACAAAAAGTATGTCCAGTACCCGATGACCGAACTTCAGCGCACGCCGCTGGAATACCGTTCGCTCTACCAGATCACGACGTACTGGGCGCGCTTCGGCCAGGTTGAGTTCCGCTACGCAACGACGCTGGGCTATCGCGACGCGATCTAAGCAGGCGCTGGGAGACGTTGTAACATAGGCGTCTCCCGGTCGATCACTGGAGCGAAATATGACCCGAATCGCCAATCAGGACTTCACCCTGACCCGGGACGACTGCCGGCCGCTGTACTTCAAGGCCGGCGAAGAAATCCCCGCCCAGTATGCGAATCACTGGTGGGTTGCATTGCACAGCGACGAACCAATCGCTGAAGTCGTCGCCGAAGAAAAGCGCAAACCTGTGCGCCCTGCCCGATCATGACTGTCACGACCGCCCAGCTACGCGCTGACTTTCCCGAGTTCGCAGACACGACCGTCTACCCAGACTCCATGGTGCAGACGTGGCTAACGGCAGCGATGTCGCTGGTGAATGCCGATCGCTGGATGGAGCTAACCAACGTCGGCATTGAACTGGTGACGGCCCATCACCTTGCGCTGTCTGCGCGGGATCAGAAAGCTGCGGCGGTAGGTGGCATACCGGGCACGATGACTGGCCCGACTTCTGCCAAATCAGTGGACAAGGTGAGCGTGAGTTACGACACCGCGGCGGCATCGCTTGACGGCGTAGGTTTCTGGGCGCTGACGAGCTACGGCATGCGTTACCTTTCCCTCGCACGCATGTTCGGTGCAGGTGGTCTGCAGATCAACTGCTAGCACACGATGAGAGAGCCAAAAATCCATAGCCACATCGAGGACTGCCTCCCCGATGATCACGGGTTGGCGTGGCAATCGGTCGGCTGCGCATCGTGCGGAGTGTGGGTCCACGCGAGTAACAACGAATGTATGCAGACGTGGGTCGAGTGTGGCCGCGGTAATTTCTGTATTCGATGCTTCGCCGGCTTGCCCGATGTCGAGGCGCTGGATGACGACTTGGGCTTGGGCGACTGAAACATGAAATCTGGCGCAACGATGACGACCGATAATCTGCGGTCGATTATCGACGCCATCAACAAGCTGACGAAAAAGGATGTGCTGGTCGGCATTCCCGATAGTGCGCCGGAGCGAACCGATACGCCGATCACGAATGCACAGATCGGGTACGTGATGGAAACAGGCTCCCCGGCCCACAACGTGCCCGCGCGACCGTTCCTTGTGCCCGGCGTAGCCGACGTACAGGATCAGTGCGCGGAACGGCTCGGGAAGGCCGCAGATCAGGCGCTAGACGGCAATCAGGCCGGTGCCGAACGATCGCTTAGTGCGGCCGGCATGATCGCGCAGTCGTCGGTCAAGAAAAAAATCGGTAGCAACATCCCCCCGGCCCTCTCGCCAGAAACCATCCGTAATCGGCGTCGCGCCCGGCAGACGCAGGGCATGCGCGCCGACGAGAAGAAATACCTGAAAGCGGTCGCCAGCGGCACCGACCCCGCGCAGGCCCAAACAGAGGCCGGCATCATCCCGCTCGTAAATACGGGCGAGCTTCGCAACTCGATCACCTACGTCGTCCGCGACAAAGACTAGCCATGCCCCTGCTCGACGCCTCCGAGATCCTGCTCGATCCGGATTTCGTGGATTCTCTCGTCTGCGCGCGGAACACGCAAGTCGTTGACGACAACGGCATCGCAACGGACACACCCGCCTCGACGCCATTCTATGGCGTGGTGACAAACAACACGGGCGACCTGCTGATGCGCCTCGCCGAAGGATCGCGCATACAAGGCTCGATCACGGTACACAGCCGGTTCCTGCTGCAGGCCGGTAGCGACGGAATGGACGCCGACATCGTGACGTGGAACGGCCGACAGTACACCGTGACGAACGTTGGCGATTGGTCCCGTTTCGGCATCGGTTTTACTGCGGCCAACTGCGAACTGATCCCTTTGTCCGGAGGGTCCAGTGGACAATGATTCAACCACTGCGGGATGGCTGGTCCCGACTGCGTCCTCGCCTCCGCTTGAGGATGCCGCGCTCGATGCCGTATTCCAGCAGATGATCGTCGGAATAACCGGGCTACCCGGAAATATGGTGCGGCCTCGCTGGCAGCCGACTGTGCCGAAGCAGCCTGAGCCAACCGTCAACTGGTGCGCGATCGGTGTAACGGATAGTGACGCCGACCCGAACCCCGTCATGTCGCACAACGGATCGGGTGAGGGCTCGGATATGCTGATTCGCAATGAAGTCCTAACGGTGCTTGCGAGCTTCTATGGGCCGAATGCGAGCGGCTATGCCTCGATGGCGCGGGATGGCGTCTTCGTCTCGCAGAACAACGACATGCTGACCACCAACCTGATGGGGCTCGTCAGCGTTGGGCCAAAGCGCGCTGCTCCTGAACTGGTCAATCAGCAATGGGTACGCCGCTTCGACTTCGAGA